CTAACTTAAAACAATACCTGTCACTACTGGCGAGCACACTGGTACTCGCCCTCAGCGCAGTCGACCACGTACTCTGGCGTGCAGTCGCGACTAGAGGCGAGCACATCGGCATACGCGGGGAGCACTGATGGGGATAAGGACGCAAGGTCCACACCCTCACTAGCCGCTAACGCACCGAGGAAAAGATCCCTGAGGCCAGAAAACTTACCATCTGGATCCTCCACTCCCTCCTTGGCCGCATGGGGGAAAAACAATATCAAGGCAGAGCGAAGCGTAGACCGCCGCTTCTCAAAATCGCCGCGCTCCTCAAATGCGATACTCTTCCTAATCGAAGATAAAGCAATGGCCCCAACGCGGTGCCCCAAGCTGGGCACATAAACCGTAGTGCGCTTGAGGAACTCCACGGAGCTAGCTTCATAATACGGAGGTAGCTCATCGCTGGCCTTATCGGTCGGTCCAAAAACCATTCCAAAGGCACCGGCCGCATCTCGCACGTCATAGTTGCTGATAGAGTCAACACTCTCGACGTCAGCCACGGACCCAACAACGTCATCTCCATACGTGCGCAAACAAACCGATCTGGTAAATAGCGTGTCAAGCGCGCTTACCTGGCAAGGACGGTCGAGCAAATGCCTATTTCGTGCGTAGAACGCGTACCTATGGATAAGAGCGTTGACGCCCGAATTGGTGTGCGTAGTGATAGCTACACCCGAGGGGTTAGAACCCGACACGCGGTACGCCTGCCCCAAAAAGAGGTACACCGGGCGTGACAGATTCTTGCCCAAGCCCCGCATGACGCTGATAGCGTGCGAATCCCACCCCGCATCTAAGGCCAAGTCCACAATGGACTCGTAAAACGCTGCAAGCAGCGTCTCGCTGGTAGTCAAATCAAAGGCCTTGTAGTAGCCCGCCAAACGGCGGGTGGCATGCCGGGCCTCCAGCGAGCACTGCAAAGCCTCCCAAGCCGGCCCTTGAGGGTCGATGCCCACCATACACTCATACCCCGGGCGGCCCTGGAGCCTGCTGACAAAAGGCATGAGATACATGCGCACAACCAAATTAAGCGCCATGGCCGCTACATAAAATGCGCGGATCTTGGTCTTGCCAATCGCTACGGCCTCGTCTTTAAGCGAAGCCCGGAAAATGGCAAGGTCTGAGTCCCCGCGCGCAAGAGCTTCTATAAGCGCAGACACCTCAGCACGCACCTCAGGGTCGGGATAAAAGTTGTCCCTCCCGGGAATAATGTGGTCGCTGCCACTGGGATGAAACCGCACGCAACCCTCGTCAGTGCAGCCACGTGTGCAGGCAAGATCCACGTATCTGTGCTTATGGCCCTTACGACCAAAACCCGCAGAAGTGCCCAACTGCAACGTGGGCTGCACTCCATCTGTGTTGGTTGCCTCGAACAAGGACGCTGGGCGCGTAGGAGCCGCGTCACCCAACGCGATGCGCAAAGAGACCTTAAAATCACGCAACGCCTGGTCGAGCACGGGGGGCTCGAAAGCCGAATCCTTGGTCGCCATAGCTTCCAAAGGACGGATATAGTGCACCATGCTGCGAGTGTCAACAGGGAAACCGTGCGCCCGAGGGCCCAGCACGTCATCCACGGGACCCGGTTCATAGAACATGCCCCGCACCAAATTCGATTTGAACGTGTTCAGCGAACTAACGTTCACCCCCTG